GCTCTAAAGCTAGCCCTGCCCCCCTCACACACGGGGCGTTCGAGGCGTTCTGCAAATGCGTCACGATCTCTTGCGCCACCGTTTCCGCTTCTTCCAGGCTTCGAGCCAAGGCGTTGGCGGTCACTTCAGTTTTCACGGCTCCGGCCTCTCCGTACCGCGAGCCCTCGTACGTTTCCCCATCGAACTCATAGACGACCGCCGGGAAGTCCACGCCATTGGGTCTCACGAACGGAGAGACGGGCGCAGTGGTGGCGGCATCGAGCAAATCGAAAATGTCGCTTGGGATGCTCATACTTTCTTTAGAGCCTCCTTGATGCCCTGAATAGCCTCGCGTTCCGCTGCGCCTCTTGTGCGATTAAAAGCGTCTCTGCGATAGCCCTTGGGAATCGTGTACTTGTTAAATCGCTTGTTGTACGCACCGTCTTCAACCAAGTGAGACAGGTTTCCGATGTAACCCGTTTCTTGGTTTCTCCGAATCATTGAGCGGTACTTCCAACCGTGCTTTTTAGTCTTCTTCCACTGATATCGAAACGCCGAAGCTCTTTTGATGAATGCCCGGTAAAGCCCTGTCTCTCTGCCGTCAAATCGAACGTTATCCCACTTGTAGTAGCCGCTGGCGTACGAAACACTTGTCGCCTTGTCGACGACACGAAGCGCTCGCCGAAAGTACTTGAGCATTTCCTGCTTCGGGGCGCCCTTTGCTTCTGCGATCTTGGACACATTGTCCAGCAGCTTGTCCCAGTCGTCCGTCATAGGTCGCTCTCGAATGCGTAAATCACCATGTAGCGGTTTCGCTCGTCAGTACGATCAATTCTTTCTGGCCGGTACGTTTGTCCTTTGAAGGTGATGTTGCATCCGTAATCAATGCGGTCATCATGCCGCACCTTGAACTCGTAGTATCGACGGCCGGCCATTTCCTGCACGCCGGCATCCGTCAGTTTCCCTCGAATGCTTCGCGCGGAAGCCCATACCGTAAACGAATCGGATTGGTCATAAGACGCCTGACCAGCGTTGTCAAAAGACTGAACTGGCCTGGTGATCGTGATCCGGAAACGGAAGCCGCCGACGTTCACAGCATGCCATCCCGGAAATTCTCAAGCAGAGATCGGTAAGCAATTGGCAGCTTGGTCAAGTTGATGTTCTGCTGGACCTGCTCGCGGTTTTCGTACCAGACCGCACCAATGCCGTAAATGCACAGCTTGAGATCGGCCGGCAACGGATTGAGGGGGCCGGCGGTGTAAGACCAACGGTAAACGCGGCGCCGATTAAGGTATCGACGAGGCCGCGAAACTGCGTAAGTTCCGCCATGCGAACGGAGCAGGACGAAGTCGCTACTGACATCTTCGGTAGCGTCGTCTTCGGTGTTGATTTCGGTGATTGTGCCAAGCGAAGAGATATAGCCGAGCTCGGCACGAAACGGAGGAAGCGCGTACCCGCATTCCTGCACAACGTCGACCGTCCTGGTCATCAGCCCCGTCCAACGCTCTACCGCACGAACAGCGGCATCAAGCGAGCGAGAAACCGCCGGGTCGTCATCTGTGATTTCTAGCCGCAAGTGGTCTCGGAATTCCGAAACCTGAAACGGGTGGGCGCCGAGATTGGAAATGGTGTGCGACATTTGCTATCCCGGAAGACCCCCCCCGCCCGAAGGCGGGAGGGGTCACGCGAGGAGAAAGAGAGATCAGGCAACGACGGAGATCTGGACTGCGGCGTACGGACGCAGCCATCGGCCGTCCGAACGCATGCGAGTCCTGTACACCGTCTGGCCGATATCGCCGGCCGAGAACGGATCGACCTGCTGCGAGAAGCCCTTGCGGTCGAAGATCTGGTAGTCCTGAGAGTGAGCAAGGACCGCCACAACTCCGCCAACGTCACCGGAGGCTGCTTCGCCCGTAACGTTGTTCGAGACGGTGACCGGAAGTCCGAGCATCGTGCCGACAGCGTTGTCATCAAGAGGAGTTGAACCAGCCAGGGGCTGGAACAGCGGTCGGCTGAATGCGTCGATTGCACCAGCAAGCTGCGCAAAGAACTCTTGGGTAACCAGCCACTTCAGACCGCCACCCCAATACTGGGCCGGCAGCACATCGTAACGAGCGCTAGTAAGAGCCCGAACGATTTCCGCAGAACGATCTGCGGCCGTAGTGCTTGCCATGATGCTGGCGTCAATCGTTGCCGAATTAATATCGGCATGCGGAGCGTCGGAAGAAGTGGTAGATCCGCCTGTCGCAGCGTTGTAAAGAGTAGACCAAACGGCCGGAGTCAGGAAAACCGGATCCGGCCCCTCTTCAACACCGAGACCAGTCGCATACAGCGTATCCCACAGCCGGCCGTGTTCTTCGGCATGCTGAAGAAGAAGCTCTGCCACAGCGTTGCCACGAGCGTCTCGAAGGAATTCTTCGGTGACGTTGGACTTGGCCGCAGTCTTGAACGATCGAACGCGAATACGTTCGAGAGCCATATCTTCGTTCGGGTAGGTGCCCGACTCGCCGATTTGGTTAGCCGACGTTGACATTTCGATACGGCTGGAGACCCGCTGCAACTCGATGTCGTTGGCATAGCTTCGAGCATTGAAGAAACCACGAATCGGAGCGAGCTTCGGAAGCTGGCGAATCATTTCCGCAGTCAGGTCGACCGGAATAGCCGCACCGTAGTCACCACCAAAGCTAGTCGTCGGACCGTTCGGAGGAGTAGTGTTGCCGCCGACCACGCGGATTTCGTTGCCGTTCATCTCGAAGCGATACTCGCTGTCGTTGGCAACCCGAGACCCGCCATCGGTCTTCTTGAACGAGAAGGTGGGCTCGGCAAGCCGTTCTTCGGCCTTAGCGCGAGCTTCCGCAGCACGGATTTGCGTGTCCAGCTGCGCCATCTGCTGCTCGCCCTTTTCGAGAAGCTCGATGGACTCGATGTCCTCGATGCTGTCGTTTCGGAGCAAGACTTCATTGATCTTGCCCGCCAGTTCGTCCCGCTGCTCGCGGAGACTGCGAATGTCGTCCATTTCAGGACTCCTTTAGCGTCCCGCGGGCACCACGATAGGCGCCGGCGGATACGACGGAAATTTCGTGGAGCCTTGCTTTGCGAACCGTTCGCACAGACGGAGCCCCACGGCGATGCTGCCAGGAATCATCCTCGCAGACAAATCCAATGCTGACCGAACCATCGAGGTCGCCACGCTGCAACGCCTCAATGATGTCAGCCCTATTTTCTGGTAGATCAATTTCAAACCGCAACCCATCAGGAGCATCATGCACTCGCATGGTGCCGGCGCCCACTCTTGCGAGAGGCACGGTCTGCGGATCATGCTGAACCAAGGCAACGACACTTTCGTCCCATTCAATAGCCCCAGGAGACATTCGCTCCTTGTAGGGCCGGGGGCGATCGCGAAGCGTCACCGACAGGCTGTTGTAGGGAACTGCAACCCCTTCAATCGTCCGACTGTTCGGCCGGACTGTCGCCTGCATCATTCGATGCTCCAGCATTAGCCATCTCCTGGTTCTGTTGTACGGGAAGCATGTTGGGGCCGATCAGAACTTCGTCGCCACCTTCAATCGGCGGGTATCCCATCATGGCACGGCCTTCGTTCCGAGTCATGATTCCGGTTTGAATGGCCGTCTGAATTGCGCTGACTTGTTCGCTGAACGTACCGCGAATCAACGGAGCCGTATCGAAGCTGATCCGATATCGCTTGGCGTCGGCTCCGGCTGGCAGGAGCTTCATGGTCATTTCGGACGCAAAGTTTGCCAAGTAAGAGCCAAGGCAAGTGTCGATGTACGCCCGCGACATTTCTGCCGTCTGTTCTTGCGTCGAATTCTCAAGGTTGTACAGATACTGGGGCGGAACCCCGTACATCTGCGACACCTGGTTGATAGTAAATCGACGAGCAGAGATCCAGTCCTGATCTGTAAGAGACTGTCCGACCTGCTTAACGTCAGATTCGTTCTGCACCACAATTGGCCGAAGCATTCCTTCGGGGCCGGAGTGCGTATGCCGGAATGCGTCCTGCATAGCTCTCACCGAATCGCCGCCCACCGTCTCTCGCGTAGTGATCGCGATCTTGCCCAGACCGGGCATCTGGAATGCGGAAATACCGGCGTGTTCCTGGCGGAACCCTAGCTCAATTGAACGCCTTGCAAGAACAATGGGGCTCTCACCCCAGAGCATCTTCTGGTATGAGGGCATGCGTAGGTGGATGATGTCATCCGGAGCGATGTCCCCATATTCCGAAGAGTGGTAATACCAGCCGCCCCGCTCAGTATCGGGAAGGAGCTGGCAATCCCAGGGACGCAGCGGGATGATTTCTTTGACGACTCCGTTGACCCGGGAAATAACGCTCCACGCGTTACCCCAAACCATGCAAGTCGTGGTCATCCACCGCCACCACTCGTGAGATGTGTAGTAGGTGTTCGCCCTATCGTTGAAGATGGTGTCCAGCTCAGGGTAGTCGTCGCAAGACTCCCAGCGGCCATCTTCGGTGTATTCGTTGATCTTGACCGGCAACCGGGCGATATCGCCGGACACAAGATTAACCGCACGGGTCAAAGGGCAGAGTCCAAGAGCCCTATACGGGTCTCCGACTAGATCGCCCTCTGTAACTGGGCGTTCCCAATTCCACCAAGTGTCCGGAAGGGCGCCGGCAGAGCCGCCAAATTTGGTGTGGCCGAATCGTCGCCTGAATTCCTGGACAATGCTCTTCAGCATGCGATGTTTCCTGGGTCGGCGTAGGCGCCGGGTCGTTCAGCACCTTCGCGAATCAGTACGGCGAACAGCATGACACAGGCAACAATGGGGTCGATCACGTTGGTCGACTTCGCTTTGCAGGGCCGGCGATCACCGTTGATCGATTCCTGCAATTGGACCCCCGCCAGGGCATACTCCACGATGGTATCAGATTCAAGTGCCAAATTGCGATTTCTTAGAAAACTTTCTAGCTGATATGTGGCCGGCCCCAGCGACACAATGGTCTGCGGCAGGCTCCACATCGGCAAGTCAGTCTCTGGGTTGTAGCCGTCATCGATGTCCCCCCACTGCTGAACCTCGGTTTTCATGCCTCCCAGGGCGTCATAGCCGACTCTTTTCAGGTCGCCCATGGCCTTGATTTCCATCAGCTTGTCCCGCACCGAGTCATATTGGATTTCGCTGTTACACAAAGTCACATTGTCTTTTTCGGCCCAATTTTCGACGAAATTCTGATAGTGACGCTTCACGCTGTGGATATGAGCGTCTCTGACGACCCAATGGTGCCATTGAACATGGAATTTGCCGCCGGCCCAATAGCCCCAGCACAGGCTAGTTAGATCCCACGCCTTGCTGAAGTCAACCGCCGCGTAGATTGGCGTTCCAGGAGGGGGCAACACCTTGTCTCCGTAGGCTGTTCGCCAGTCTGAAATCTGGAGCCAGGACAGCCCCTCGGTGGTGTACGCACACATCTGGTAGCGAATCCAGTTGTGTATTGCGTCCTGGGCCTCGTATTCGCGAAGCAGCCGGCGATAGTCGGAAAATGCAATGACATGGCCGAGCGACGGCTGGGCCTTGGCCCAACAAGCCTCGTTTCGATAGTCGTCCTCTTCCTCGATCCCGTAGAACAGCACAAACACATCGAGCTTGTCCCAATTCTCCTCTTTGATGGCCTCATCAGCGACCCGCCGGCGGTGGTAATACACCGAATCAAGGCCGCTTTCGACCGATCCTGGCGTTGTTACAGACACCATAAAGCTGGTCTGGAGCTTGGGAAGGGCCGAAATGATCTTCTGGAGATAGTCCTCAGTGGCCTCGGCGGTCTCGTCGCAAGCATAAAAAACGCATTTCAGACCGTCCAAGGTGGACGTTTTAGACGCCATAGGCCGAAAACGGCTCTTGGTTTGACGGCAGCGAATCTCCCTGGTAGTCACCTCGTACATGGCAGCGGCCTTTTCCGCCTCATCCTCTGACCGCCAATCGCCAAACGATCGCATGGCGATCTTGGCGGCAGCATCAAATGCCTGCCGGGCCTGATCCACCTTGTTGGCTAGGCAGACCGATTCGGAGCCTTCGTACCGGATCGACACCCACAGCATCATGACGCCTAGCAGGGTCGATTTGCCCGCACCACGCGCAATTTCTACCCAAGACTGCTTGTAGCGGATGCCGTTGGTTTCCTTAAATTTCCAGCAAAGCACAGATCCCATGAAAAACGATTGCCAGGGCAGCATTCGGATCGGCTGGCCGGTGAGCTGGTGGCCGTCAGCAACGACAAGCTGGGCAACGAAATCACGCAGATCCTCAAATTCCTCCTCGTCGAAATAGATGTCGTCTCGTTTCAGATCGTGCAAGTGCCGGCGGCAGGCCAGCATGACGTTCTTGTTGACGTTCTCTTTTCCGGCAACGACTCGCCGAGCGTATTCCGTGGGATGTGCCATCGATTCCATCGTCATCGCAACACCATAGCCCCTTGCGTGATTGAATGAATGCTTGGCAGGGATGGTTTATATCAACATCCCCCCTTTTAAGGGGGATGATTGAATGATTGAAACAGCAAGACCCCTGTGGTTTTTTTGCCCTGGCCCGACGAAGAGGAA